AACGTCCAGATTTAACTAAAACAGCTCTACTTTTGCCACGTTCAGCACGTTTTCTAGGTTTCCAACGTTCAATAGTTTCATCTGTAAAACCACCATCGCTAAATGATTTAGTAAAATGTGTAACCGCTAATTTACCAGCAGCTTCAACTAGTTTATTAAGTTGAGGTTTAAACGCTTCAATCTGTTTTAATATCTTCTTATGTTCTGCAAAAGTAGCCATTAATTTAATCCGTAAAAGTATAATTGACAGTAATATAAACCTTCTTTATTCTGATTTAGTAAAACGTGTGTAAAAAAGTGTATAGAGTAAGTTAGTTGCTCGTTTACATTACCTTTGCCTATTAGTGTGTTAATCATGGTTTAGGCATATAAAAGTTATTACTAGCTAAATCTCTATCTCTATCCGCTACTACAAAATAAGGGTGCTTATCGCTAAACACTATCTTTTGTTTTCCTGCATTCATCATAAACTCAGGCGGTACAGTATCGGGTTTTTTAAATCCTTTTAAACTTGTTTTATCTTCGCTATCAGTTTGTAAGGTAGTACATCTACAATTCCATCCATTAGGTGGGAAATAATTATCCCAAAACTTATCATTAACTGGACGTGAAATATTATTTAACATAGCGTGTTCAATTCGTACCCTTCCATCTCCAACGGTGCTATAAGTTAGCATAGGTAATAATTCTGCATTACTTTCAATTTCCATCCACATACTAGCACTTCTACTTTGTGATATGGCTGCATTATATTCAGCTCTTAAATAGTTTTCATTGTAATTTTTAAATATATCCGCACCAGTTTTTTTATACTCACTAAATGGCTTAATCCTATCTTTGTCATAAATAGCATCTGTCATTTCTCGTACTTGATGGTATTGTTTAGCACCACTAAATACATAAACGTTATTTCTTAAATCGTTAAGCATTTTAAAATCGGGGCTATTCCATTCAACATCGGTTAATGTTTTACCAAATCCATTATAAACACCATTAGTTAGCTTTTCAGCTACTCGTAAATATGTTGCAACGTCTAAAGATTGTGGAGTAATTAAACCACTATAAACACCGATAACAATACGTTCAATTTCTTCGTCTGAAAATATGTTAATTGGTGCAGCATTTTGTATGTCGCAGAAATTGCACATTATTTGTAGAGATTATCTAATCTATTTTTAACGTTTACTACATCAGTAGGATCATTAACTATAATAACCTCACTACCATATTTCTCATCTAAATATTCAGGAGTAAAAGTAAATTTGCCAGTTTTGATTAGTTCAATATCAATTTTAGACTGTTCAATTAAACTTAAATCATCTTCAGCTTTAACGGTTATTTTAACACCTTCTGGAAATATACCTAAACGTGTCATCATAGGCACTAATTGATAATTTAAAACACCTTCAATAAAGAACTCATCATTATAAGCAACGTTCTTTAAAACACGTTCTTGTACTTCTGCACTACCTACATAGGCTTTCTCATCTAATGTTCCAGTTTGCCCTAAAATAAGTTTACTAATCTCAGAATTACAACGCTGTATCATCATATCAAACACTTGAAAAGCATCTGAACGGTTACTTTCTACTAACTCAATTAAATCGTCTGTATCAAACACACCATAACTAGCAACTGCCATATTTCTTAGATATGATTCCATATTAGCTCGTGTTTGTTCATCTCTCACATTTGTTTTACCTATTCTAATAGGGCTACCAAATATCTCTACAAATTCACTCCAAGCACCTAATGCGTTTTTCTTCCAAATAACTAAAGGAGCTGCTTTTAAATACAATCCTAAGTCTTTTGGTTTACCTACACCAATACACCAATTATTATAAGGTGCTTCTAAATAATCAGTACCACTTAAATCAGCATAAGTATTTGTTACTATGTGAAATTCTGGTTTAACGTATTCTCTAGGCACTAATTCAACTGCTTTAAAAGCATCGTTTACAACACTATCAAATTGAATTAATGAATGTCCATAAAACATAGAATCTAAAGCATAGTCTAAAAAATCTCTAAACCATTTCTGTTTAATAATCTTTTCTAAATCTTCACTTTCTTCACCATTCAATAAAACGTCAAAATCTTTACAAAGTGTTAGGTTTTTACGTTGGTTTACTGCTGCCGTTAAATGAGCATCTAATTCAATATTTTTGTAAATAGTGTATAATTGCCTTCTTTGTGGAGATAGTAAAGATTCTGCTGATGTTACTGCTAGTTTATAAGCTGCAATATCAGTAGCACCCCTATATAATTGTGTAGCGGTTGTTATATTTCTTCTAATATCTGCCGTTTTAGGCATATTAACAGAAACATCTTGTATCTTTTTAAATCTGTCGAAAAATCCCATTACCAAAGTTGATTAGATGTTTTAGTTGTTGATCCGTTTGAGTTTCCCCATCTTATACTTAACCCTTGTTCTGGTAATATTTGAGGTAAATCTGCTGTAATATCTCCACTTGCTACTTTCAACCAAGCAATAGCACCACCGTTTTGAGTAGCATTATTACCATCGTAACGTTCTTTTCTTAAATCGGGAATGTTGCGTGGATTAATACGAGAATGTAAATGGTATAAAGTAATATCTAAAAGATACATTACTATTTGTTGGTTTCTATTATCTCCTTCAGTCCATTTAGTATCATCATCGGGATAAGTAGCAGTTAAAGTATAAGCACTACCAGCACTCCAAAACTGAGTATTAGTAGGCAATATTCCAACAGTAGAAATTAAGCAAGTGTATTCGATATTGTTATAATAAACTTTATCTCCAATAGCATAAGTAGTAGTATTACTATACTCATCTTCTGGTAATGTAACATAAAATAAAGTTTTATCTAAACAAATTTGTGTCCATTCATTAGCTACAAAAGCATGAGCAGCACTACCAGCTATTGACTTATAAATATATCCTGCTTGTAAAACGTATTGACCAGTTGTATAAACAGTAGCAGCACTAAAAGCTGTTGCAGTCCATTCAACTAATTGTTTACCGTTATAAGTAGCAGTAATATCAAATACTTTAGTATCTGTAAATATCTGATTAACTATGTAACGCTGGGTTAAATAACTAATCATTTCGCTTTGTGCTGATTGCTCAACATCTAGCTTAGTTTGTTGGTTAGATTCGATTATTTGAGCTAAGTTATCCGATTGAATAACACGTAAATAATCATTATCTCTTAAAAGTCTAGCCATTGTACAAAAATATAAACAAAATACGCTTAATTAACACTATTGTTACTAATATTTTCTAAATCTAATATAACTTTATTTTCTTTTACCTTATGAACCTCAGCATTTAACATAGCTAATTCTAGTTTATGCATATCTTGAACATAGGTTATAAAGTTGTATTTTAACTCCTTAATACGTGTTTTCTTGGTAATTATAAATATGTCTGAATGGATTAAAGTATTCGTTTCCTTATCTTCAATAAAGAAAGTTATTGTATTATGTCCATCAATTAGTTCTTTGTGTGATTTTACTTTCATATTACTCTATTTTTATAACTAAATCCAATGGGATTAGGTTTATTAAACTCATCTAATTTTTTAACAATATTTTCAATCTTTTTTTCTAATTGTATTTTTTGTTTTTCTAGCTGTTCTTTAGTTAATTTTGCCATTATAATCTATGTTTTACGTTTACTGGTGCGTTTCCTACTTTACGACCATAATTATTTGGCATACCATTCTGGAACTTATTAAAACTATCTTGTAAGGTGTAGCAAATATAATAATCCATATTATCGCTAAAATGGTGGTGTTTCTCATAACTCCTACCATCTTCACCTTTAACTTTCTGTTTTAACTTAGTTCCATCACTATCTTCTAAACCAAATAATAAATCGTTTTTCAAATATACACTATTTTCGTAAATGTATATCATACAATCATCAAAATTTGACTGAAATATTGAATTAATAAAATCACCTCTAGTTTTAACTGGTGGTTGTGTGTTAAATAACCTTAATACTGGTCTAAACTTATCTAATTCGTTTTGTATAATTCTAAAGTCGTTATGTCCAGCTTCGTTTCTTGTACCCTCTTGTTTACCACTCGGATCACCGTAAACAAATAAACCTGCATTATGTGAGTTGTATAGCCTTGTAAACTCTCTACACGCATCAATGGTTCTATTTTTAGGGTATTCCATTGCTATCTCATTAATCAAATAACATCGTTTACCTTCTTGCTGCCAAACAGATAAAGACACATAAGGATTAACGTTAAAGTCAAATGATATGTGTAGTGGTAATTCTGGTTTATATTCAAAGTTTAATGTGTTTTTACCTAAATCAAAGTTCTTATAAAAACGTCCACCAAGCTGTTTGTTGCCCCATTTACCATTACAATAAACTTCCCAATAGTAAGGATTCTTTAACTTTAAATCCATTAAGAATGCAATAAACTCACTTGGAATCCATTTGTTATGAGTATGGTCTGAATGATGAATGGTAAAAGGTAGTTCAACATCTTTAACCTCCATTTTTAATGTTGTATGGTTAAAAAATGGCACGTCCTTCATAAGAGTAACAGAACGATAAGATAGTTCGTTATGCCCTTTAAAAAAACGTTTCCAAAACCAATGGTCTTGATAGTTTCCTTCTGTTTCTGGATTTATAGTAAATGTTTCCTGTAAATAGTTAGCCTTAGTTGTACGGATTGAAGTAGTAACTGTAATAAAATCCGCTTCGCTTGGTATATCTTCTTCCCACCATGCTCCAGTAGGGTCTTTAACTGATTTAATCTTTTGAGTGTCATCACATCCACGAGCTAAAAAACAATTACCATTAATGCAATGTATTTCTAATGGTTGTAACTTAAATTCAAATAGTTCCTGCAATCCTAATTCAATAATAATATCTTTAATAGTTTGGTAACTACTATCTTTAATTGTTGCATAGGTATTTCTAATTAAAATGTGTCTAAAGTAGTTTTCAGTTAAACAACGATAAATAAGTTTCTTAGCTTCAAAGTTAGATTTAGAGCTACCACGTCCACCGTACATAATAACATACCTATCCTTATTTTCAATTAATGGAATAAAAGACTTGTTTACAATCTTATCCCATTCACACCATTTTACTTTGAACATTAATCTTGTTTAGGTATAATTACTTCAATTATCTTACCTTCTACCTTAGCATTAATATCTGCTGGTATTAACTTAGCAGCTATCTTATAAAACTCAGTAGGTTCTGATTTAGCCCAATTTAACATATTAGCAGTTGGGTCATCTTGTAGTTCATTAAACACCTCTAAAACCTTTTCTTTTACTGTCTTAGTTAGCTTATTAATACTACCAGCCACTCTGCCTCCAGTTTTTTCTTTTCCTTTCTCAAAAGCCATTCTATTAGATTCTAATTTAGAACAAATATAAATATTATTTTCGAAATAACAAATAATCTATAAATTCTAATATAAGCACGAATTTAATCGGGAGTAGGATAATACGGCTTAATAAGTATAAAGTGTTAAGTAACATAAATCTAAAACGGTTTAAAAGTTAATATCTCCGTTAAATTGTTTTATATCGTTTATATCGTTTAGAAAGTCTGTGTTATTCTCAAGAGCTTTAGGAGTTTCATAAGTCAACCAATTATCATTATTAGGAGTTCCTTTGTAGTAACGTCCATTATCTCTATTCCAAGCTAACTTAATACATCCTGTTTGTCCCCAATGTTTAAACTTAACTTTCTGCACATAAATATCAGTTGTAAAGTTATCATAATCTCTATAAACCGTAATACCGTTTGCTGTTTTATTATAAAAGTTAGCACTTCCTGAAATAGAATAAAGATTAGGTATTTCATATTTACCAGTTGCTTTGTCCTTTTGTATCTTAGTAGGATGAGCAACTAAAAAGCAATGTACTTTATTTAACTCACAAAACCTAGTTATTTTATCTAATTGTTCACTAATATATTTAGTTTCATTAGCTGTATATTGATGATCTAATTTATTCCAAGCATCAATAACAAAACAATTAACACCCTTTTTTCTAACTAGCTGCCTAACAGAATCCAATATTGATTCTAATTTAAAGTCTGATTCTGGATTAATAAAAAAGAAATTGTTAGCGTGATATTCAATCATATTAGACAAGTCAATAGGGCTTAATCGGTTGCTACCTTCAAATGGTTTACCTATCATTTTTTCAGCAAACTTACTAAAGTGTAATTCTAAGGGATGGTTTTCAGGTGAGTATAAAGCTGTTTTCCAGCCATGAGAAATATTTAAACGGCAAAGTAAAAAGTCTAAAAATTCAGATTTACCATGTCCAGGTATGCCAGTTATTGTAGTTAAGTAACCCTCTTGGAATTTTAAGTGCATATCCATTTCAGCCATACCAATACCACACCCACTAGGCAAACCATTGTTATAGTAATTATAAATGTCATCTTTAATATCATTAGCATCAAACACTCCTACTATTGGAAACTCTTTAGCTTGAGCAATACAGTCTAAAGTTATTTTAATACCATATTTGATTAAACAATCATTAGCATCTTTACAATCTTTAAAATGTACTTTACTACAATTCTCATAACCTAAACGTCTTGCAAGTTCATCTTGTAGGTTTAAACCAGCCTTATCATTATCTAAAGCAAGTATAAATTTAGTTTCTTTAGTAAATGATTCGATGCAATTATCTAGGTATTCCATGTTAATTTTACCCATAGTAGCACCATTAGGAACTGATATAACATTCTGTAAACCACATTCATATAAAGCTAAAGCATCCATTTCACCCTCAACAATTATGATAGTATCATTGTTAATTGTAGCATCTAGGTTGTAGAATATAAGTTCAGCATCCTTGTAAAGTTTAAAGTCTTTATCTTTACCTCTACTTTTAATATTAATTAGCTCACCATTACGAAAATAGTTAAATTGAATAGTAGGAATTTCCTTTTGAGCTTTAGGCATCCATTCAATAGATTCTGATACCTTACACTCTAATAGTGTTTTTTCGCTTATTAAACGTGTTTTAAAGAACTTTAAACAATTTTCTGTATATTGACTAACCTCAACTTGTTTTGGTTTCTTATATTCAATTCTAGGTTTATAATCAAAATCTTTGAACTCAACTAAAACAACTCCACAATGGTTACAACGTCCAGCCCCTTTAGATAGGTTAAAGCTAAAACATTTATCTGTTTTCTTTTTTCTAGATTCTGAACATTCAGGACAAGTCATTTGATTTTCACCAGTTTTTTGAACATCAATAACGTATTCTTTTTTGTTAGCTAGGTTTATTACTTTTAAGTCTGCCATGTTAGTAAACCATTTTTAAGGGTGCATCAGGATTAATAGGTGGGTTTTTTAGTAACCAGTTTTTAAAGTGGCTTACAAATTTACCATAATTTGGATAAGATAGTTCAGCATTTTTTCTAAAGTCAATTAACTTTAATTTAACTCGGATGACATCAAATTTATTAATTCTGCAAATCTCAATCAATTCGTTTCCATTTTCTAAATCTTTAAAAAAATAATCTATATTATTTATATTATCTTCTATTATCTTATATTCTCTTATCTTATCTAGTTGCTTAAGGGTGGCTTCAACATCGCTTAAGGGTGGCTTAAGGGTGGCTTGTTTTTTTATTAAGGCTCCCTTTTTACCAGCTTGTGAAAGTCTTGATTTTGACTTAGTTATAATATCAAATTGTTCATCTAAAAATTCAATTCTAATTTTATCAAAATCTGTTTTTATAACATCATTATCAATTAATTCATTAACTAAATCGTTTTTATCAAATTTCTTTAAAACCTGATTTAAAAATAAATCACATTCACGCTGCCAATAAATAGCACAAATATTAATAAATAAACCTTGAGCCTCTAAAGAACAAAATTGTATGTTACCAGTTAAATATTGGGCTGGTTCAAATTGAAAGTATGGTAGTTCTTTTGCCATTATAATTTAATTTTAAGTCTTGTTTGTTCTATATAAACATCATTTAAACTAAACTTAGTTTTAACTTGACATTTTTTACCTTGAATGTCTACATAAATTTTACCTTGTATTTTAGTAAATTCTGTATTAGAAATTGTTTTTATTTGTATCATATTATTAATGCAAAAACCTCCAGACTTTGAGGTGGTAGACTCTCAGAATGAAGGTTTTAAAATAATGTTTTTAAATATCGCTACCACACGATTTAACAAAAGTAATAATAAATAATTTACTAAACTAATTTATTTAGTTTTAAATTCATTATATCCTTTTTTTCTTAATTCACAAGCCGGACAATTATCACAACCGTAGCCCCATTCATGTAAATGTTCTCTATCGCCATTATAGCAAGTATGTGATTCATTTATAACTTCATTTAAACAGCCTAATTTATCTGCTAATTCAAATGTTTCAGCTTTGTTTAAATACATTAATGGAGTTAAAATTTTAATATCACTTTGAGAACCTAAATTTGAAGTATCTTCAATAGAATCTATAAAAATACGTCTACAATCTGGATAACCGCTAAAATCAGTTTCACACGTTCCAGTTATTAAAGCTACTGCATTTATTTTTTGTGCGTATGAATGTGCTAATGTTATAAATAACTGATTTCTATTAGGTACAAATGAGTCAGGTAAGCCTTTAGAGTTCAATTTATTTACATTACCGTTTGAAGTTAAAGCTGATTCAATAATTGTATTTAAAAAAGATATATCAATAATAGTTTGTTTTATATTATTTTTTTCACATATCTTTTTAGAACATTCAAGTTCGATTGAATGTTTTTGTCCATAATTAAAAGTTATTGCCTCAATATCGTCAAAATGATTATTTGCCCAATATAGACAAGTTGTTGAATCTTGACCTCCGCTAAATATTATTACTGCTTTTTTCTTTTCCATATTAAAATAGTGTTTGTATAAGCCCTGCGAATGATACTGGAGAACCTATTAAACGGAAGTATTTTGAGTATCTATTTTCACAATTACCAAAGGGTGTAAAAACTCATTCTTTAGGTTATAGTTCAATCGAGGGGTTGTCAATGTTTCCTTTTTAGTCAACCGATTCAATTTCTTATAAAAAAACGCACATGCATGGGCAGGTTTCTTATGTAAGAAATGATGGTAAAATAAT